TTTGTGCACGGATGTCAGGCATGAAAAAGAAGCTAACCTCAGCCAAAACAGCTAACGACCCAGATAGCCGCATCAACAAGTCTTTACGGGCTTGGAAGTGCGCTGAAGGCGGAGCAGTTCGTGGTGGTGGGTGTGAGATTAAAGGCAAAACTAAAGGAAAGATGGTGTAACTATGGATTTTTCTGATTTTATGGAATCTGCTCAAGCAGCAAAAAAAAGAGACCCTAAAGAATATGCACGGGGTGTTGCTGCAGATGAAAAACAAGCTGCAAAAGCTCATGCAAAAACTGCAGAAGGGTTATCGGAACGTCAAGCTCGCGTTGAACTTTTGTATGGTTCGCCCGACACTCCAGAAAATAAAAAAGCTAGAGCAGAACAAAGGGTGAAAGATATTGATAATTATGGAAAAGATACCGAACGCGCGTACCGCGAAGCTCAAAAAAGTAAAAGTGGTGGCGGGGGCGGTGCTGCGGGTATCCCTAAGACTGGTAAAAAGCCCTATGACTTCAAGAAGGGCGGCAAAGTATCTTCTGCCTCTAAACGGGCTGACGGTATTGCAGTAAAAGGCAAGACTAAGGGTAAATACCTATGAGCGAAATGGATCCGATCAAAACCGCCCGTGAACTAGCAACTCATGCTAACGACATTCAACACTTGCAAGACGACATGGACAAAATGGTTAGAGAAATGCAAGAAATTAAGTTAGCAATCCAAGGCATTCAGAAAACATTATCTGAAGCTAAGGGTGGGTGGAAGACGCTACTAGCGATTGGCGGTTTTGTTAGCTTTGTAACGGGTATTGTTGGGTTTGTTGCTGGATATTGGGGGCAAAAATAAATGCCAAGCGTATCTAAAAAACAACACAATTTTATGGCTGCCGTGGCTAAAAACCCCGGTTTTGCTAAGAAAGTAGGTATCCCTGCCAAAGTTGGGCAGGAGTTTTTAACTGCCGATAAAGGCAAAAAGTTTAATAAAGGTGGATCTATGAAACATTCTGATATTGCAAAAGACAAACCCATGATGAAAAAAGTGGCAGATACAGCTGTTAAAGGACATGAAAAGCGCATGCACAAAATGGCTAGCGGCGGTTCGGTGTTCCGTAAAACTGCTGACGGTTGCGCTACTAAAGGCAAAACCAAAGGCACGCAAATTAAAATGGCTGGTGGCGGGAGCTGCTAATGATGGCTTCTCGAGGTATGGGTGCTATTAAGCCTTCTAAAATGCCTGGTGGTAAGAAAAAAGCCCGCAGAGACGACACTGACTTTACGCAGTATAAAGAAGGCGGTAAAGTAAATGCGGCTGGTAACTACACCAAACCTAGTTTGCGTAAACGAATTGTTTCGCAGGTAAAAGCTGCTGCAACGCACGGTACTGGCGCAGGTCAATGGTCAGCCCGTAAAGCGCAGTTAGTAGCTAAAAAGTATAAGGCGGCAGGTGGAGGATATAAGTGAGCACTCTTGCTAAACCACAACGCAGTTTAAAAGCTTGGGGTGAGCAAAAGTGGACAACCAAGTCGGGAAAGAAATCGTCCGAGACAGGTGAGAGATATTTACCAAAAAAAGCAATTGAAGCGTTAAGCCCACAGGAGTATGCAGCAACGACAAAAGCTAAACGCGCAGGAAAAGCAAAAGAAAAGCAGTTTGTTTCACAACCTAAAAGTATTAAAAACAAAGTAAAACCATTTAGAAAGATATAAAAATGATTACGTTTAAACTTGAAAACAAAGCAGCAGAAGCTATGATTGCGGTACTTAATGCCAGCAACCCAAATGCTTCTTTTGTTGAGGAACTAAAATGCCAGTACGATAAACAAACGGCTGTAGCTGTTGAAGAACCTCCAGTTGTTGTAGAAATTGCAGAACCAGCGGTGGAAGAGGTAGAAGCAGAAACCAAGCCAACCAAAAGCAAAAGTAAATAATGTCTGATACAAAAGGCTTTATACAATTGCAGGTAGAAGCGTCTGAGCGTTTATATCAGATGATGCTTGATGACCATAAAGAACGGGTTAGAGATATGTCGATGTGGGCAGAAACTAGCGTAAGTCTTATGAAAAAACTAGATGAGCGGGACGAGGAAATAAATAAGTTAAGAGCAGAACTAGTAGCACTAAAAGCGGCAGCGGCATTATGAATTTTGCTATTCACCTGTATTTAATTAAAGGTGTAATGCTTGGTTTTGAGATAGTAGAAGAAGCAGATGCAAGTAATTGGTTAGTTATAGACTTATTAATATGTCGAATAATGTTTGAGTTTGGGGGAAGTGACGAATGAATTTTATTGTTTCGTGGGTACTAGAATTATTTAAAAAACCTGAGTTTACGGTTACGGTTGAGCCTACCCCAAAAGCAAAGCCAGCCGCTAAAAAAGTTGCAACTAAACGTACACCCGCGGCTAAAAAAGCAGTTAAAAAACCCGTTAAAAAGGTTAAATAATGGCGTATACCACAGGCACAACCGGATTTAATCTTGACTTAAACGACCTGATTGAAGAGGCGTTTGAGCGGTGTGGGCAAGAACTTCGTTCGGGTTATGACTTTAGAACTGCACGTCGCAGTTTAAATTTGCTTACTATTGAGTGGGCAAATCGTGGCATTAATCTTTGGACTATAGAGCAAGGCATAATTGATTTAGTTCAAGGGCAAAACACATATTCCCTACCTACAGACACTATTGATCTTTTAGAGCACCAGATTAGAACAAATGCTAACAGCCAAGCTAATCAAACCGACATCACAATTACACGCATCAGTATTTCAACATACGCCACAATCCCAAACAAACTAGCTCAAGGGCGCCCAATTCAAGTATGGTTTCAGCGTTTAACCGGACAGTCTAACAACAGCACTTACACAGTGGCTTCAAGCGTAAGCCTTACAGACACTACAATTACCCTTAGCAACACAGACAATCTAGCAGCCGCTGGGTTTATTCAAATTGATAATGAAATTATCTATTATCAGTATATTGACGGAAACACCCTATACAACTGTGCCCGCGCACAACAAGACACCACCGCAGCAACGCATGCTGCTGGCGCAGCTGTATATGTAGTTAACTTACCCGCAGTAACTGTTTGGCCTACACCAGAGCAAGGTTCAGTTGGATCCCCATACTATCAATTTGTGTATTGGAGATTGCGCCGTATACAAGACGCCGGCAACGGTGTAAACGTTCAGGATATACCATTCCGTTTTATTAACTGCATGGTTGCTGGTTTAGCATACTATTTATCTATAAAACTGCCCGGCGTAGACCCTAACCGCGTAGCTGCCCTAAAAGCAGAATATGAGCAACAGTTTGATTTAGCCGCAGCAGAAGACAGAGAAACCGCCCCAGTAAGATGGGTGCCCCGTGTAGCGCATATGTAGGTAATGAACAATGCCTAATCAATTTTCTTCTGGCAAATTTGCAATTGCGGAGTGCGATAGGTGCTATTTTAGGTATAAACTTGGTGATTTAAAAACGCAAATTTTAAAGACCAAACCTTATAAGATTAAAGTTTGTGATACCTGTTGGGATCCAGACCATCCTCAGTTACAATTAGGTATGTACCCTGTTAACGATCCGCAGGCAGTACGGGAACCTCGTAGAGATAATAGTTATATTCAATCAGGATTTAGTGGACTACAGTTAGACGTAAATAACAATAGTTCAGTAGATTCCAACGGGGTACCAGAGGGTGGTAGTAGGGTGTTTCAGTGGGGTTGGGCACCTGTTGGCGGGGCTAGTAGTTTTGATACGCTTTTAACCCCAAACTATTTGGTGGCATTAGGGCAAGTAGGTACAGTAACAATAACAGTAACTTAGGAGTAAAAAATGGGATATAAAAAAGGCGCAGATGGTGTAGTTAGCAAGGGTAAGACTGATGCTAAGGTTTTTCCTAATGATGGACCTAAAAAGATTGACAATGGTCCAAAGGCAAACAAAAGCAACCTTGACCAAAACATGAAGTCTATGGGTCGTAATATGGCTCGTGTGGCTAATCAAAGGGGTCGATAATGGCTAAGTATTCTAAAAAGGTAATGGGCAAAGAAGTTGGCGATG